ATGTTTTTCTATACCAACTTTTTCTATAGCTCTCAAACTTTCTTTATTAGTAACTAATACCCCATTTTTCTTTGCTAATGTTTTAGCTGCATCGCATAATATTTTAGTTTTTTCGTCAACATTATTTAAAACTCTATTTAGTTTATATTTGATTTCTCTAGGAGCAAATCGAACGCCAATATCGTACGCATATCGTTCCAATTTAGAAGTTACTTTAGTTTTATCATTTTGATTTTTAGAAGGTCTATGACCAGTTGGTTTATATTCATTACGCACTCCCCACTTCATTCCTTTAACTCCATGGTGATACAGTTCGTCTGAATATACTTGCATATTATCACCTCCTATTTTACGATAAACCATATATATCTTTTAGTTTACTTTTCATTTTATAGTTCTGATAATTATTCATCATATCTGAAACGTAATCAGATCCCTTATTAACAATATTACTACCCATTTCGGATATCTTTTTATCAGCGCCAGTTATTTTTGCTATATAATAAACTGCTAATGCAGACGTTGCTACTTTTGTTGCATTTCCTGTAACCATGTTAAATACGCCTTTTGTAGTTTTCTTCACAGTTTTAGTCGTGTCTTTAATCTTACGTTCTCTAGTTGCTGCTTTTGCATGTTTGTCCATGTTTTGTTCAGATAAAGCTTTTTCGAAAGTATTTCTGTATAATTTGCTCTTCTTAGATCTTGTATCAACTCTAGCTTTTATTTTTTTACGCCTAATTCCAGCTCCTTCGCCATAAAACATTTTGGCTCTAGCATATTCATGAGCGTCTTTTCTAGCTTCAGATTTTGTTTTTCGAACTCCCCATTTCATTCCTTTAATTCCATAGTGATATAACTCATCGGAATACACTTGCATATTATCACCACCTATTTTACATAAATTCATCTTTGTTCTCTTTGTATGCTACCATCGCGTCTATCAAAGCTGCTACGCTATCGATCTTTTGTTCTCTTCTTTGCTTATATAATTTACGATTACCATTAGTATCTTCTAATGTTATACAATTTCCCATACAGAAACTCATTAACTTTTGATCGAATAATAGCAATCTTTCTTCTGTTAGTTTTTTAATTTCCCCTAATGGTACTGATTCTGTTTTAGCACCTTGAATAACTTTAACTATTCCAAATGAACCATTTTCTGTTTCCCATCTATTTACAAACCCTTTAGCATTATATGGGTCATATCCAAAAGCTCTAACATCAATCTGTTGGCTAATTATAAATTCATCTAAATCTTCATAAACTTCGTCCATATCTATAATAGTTCCTTCTAAAACTATTAACGTTCCTTCATCTATAAATTCTTCATATTTACTTCTCATAGCTAAAGGAAGTTTCATTAATGTTGTAGACGAAATATAACATCTTGTTTTAACACCAAACATACCGCCTCTTAACGGAAACAAGAATGTAAAAGCACAGAAGTCATCTCCTTGAGACATATCAGCACCTAATGAACAAGGCATATTCCAAAAATCTCTTCTTCTATGAGGTTGTGTCTCTTCATATGTGAAGAAATATGTATAGCCTTCCATTGGTATACCGAAACGTTTAGCAAGGATATCATTACGTGAGGCAGGAGCTTTTTCAGCTCTTTCTACATCTTGTTGATATACTTCATATGATACTGTTTGGCCTAAATTTGGATTTGCTTTAACCCACATGTCAGGATTGTTAACTTCATCAATGCTATCTAATTTATACCACCATATAGATACATGAGGATTGATGTAATCACCTTTTAATATATCCATTAATTCCATTTTGATTGTATCACCAGGTCCGTTACGAACTGTACCTTCTGAACTAACCGCTACAATAAGATAATCGTCATTTTTTGATGCTCCCTGTTCTAAAGCTCCTATTACATCTTCTCTAATATCTCCTGATAACCATTCATCAACAGTATTTATTCTGCTATTCAAACCTTGAAGTTTATCGATAGACATAGGACGAATTTCAACTAAAGAACCTGTTAAAGTATTTTCTATTCCTTTTTTAGATGAGAATAATTTGCATCTATTAGCCTTATCTCCAGTTGTATTTTGAAGAGAACCTTCAGTTAGAAATTTGAACAATGGACCTTTAGCCCGATTAATTGCAACTCTCATTGGTGCTAATACTTCTTCGGCTTGCTTCATTGTTGGAGCAGTATGAACTTGATGGGTAGTTGTTGTATCAACATTTAAGAAATAGTTCTGTATATAAGATTCATATTGTGATTTTGCTGCACCTCTCGAAATTATACAGAATTGTTTATTTATCAAACGTTTTTTAATAGATCTTTTTTCGTAATGCCCAGGACCATGTCCATCTTCTGGAGGTACATACACACTTTTTTCAATAAAATAATACCAACCAAATATTTGTTCGCCCCAAAGTTTAAATGACTCTAGCATATGAAGATCTGATCCATCGGTTAATGTTAATTCGTTTTCACAAAACTTTATCCAACCTTCAACTTTCTGATCATCGTAATAAACGCCAGGATTTGCTATTAAATCGTCAATTCTATTCATCTCCATAGAAATTTGTTCGCATACAGGGATTTCTCCTTTTAGTACTAAGTCTCTGAAACGACCATAATATTTCGGTACGGCTGTATTACTTAGCATTGATGATCACATCTTCTATTTTATAGTTCTCCCATTTTTTGTAGGCATCTATATAAGCTTCATCGTTATCCCCATTGTATGTTACTTCGTAATACATTCCGTCAAATAATGTTGTTGACAATAGAGCTTTATTGTTTTGTAATGTCTTACATAACCATACTACAAAGACATCATCTTCTGTTATTACTTTATTATCTGTTTTATCCAAATGATCATTTGTGTAATTAACTATTTGATTTTTGCAAAATTTTACAAAATCTTTTTCATTCATTTTGAATTCCTCCTAGTTTTTCTTTATTTTTTCATATACAGTCATTACACCAACAGCTGCTGCGCTCATTGTTCCTATAGTTGATAGAAGAGAATTTATTTTACTTTTTCCAGCTTGTGCGGTTCTAGCATTTACATAACGGTTCTCTAATTCTAATCTTGATGCTACTTTTCTTAATTCTTCATCAGACATAGTTTTAGCTTTCGCTAATGCTTTACTAGATGCTCGCAACTTATAACTATTTCCAAATTTATCAGCTGTTTTTCTGCTAGTCTTTCCTATAGTACTAACAACTTCTTTTCTAACTCCCCATTTCATTCCCTTAACTCCATGGTGATATAGTTCATCTGAATACACACTTGTATACATTATTATCACTCCTTTATTATTTTGATTCAGACGCTAAACGAATTCGCCATTCAAGTTCTGCTATAATTTGTTTGAGACTTTCTCCTACAATAGAACTTTGTGGTGGATCGAAAGACATTCTGGTCTTTAAATGGATATATTGCTGAACCATCGGAAGTAGAGTATTATCATCCAAATAATCAGACCATTTTTGTTCCTCATTTACTACTATAAATCCAGCTTTTCCTTCTAAACCTAATTGACTAAGTGTTATTATAGCTGAATTTATTCCAACACAGATATCACTATCAAAACTATCGTCGTCAGCATCTATCCCCAATAGCTTCTTGGTTGTGGTTAAAACACTATCCAAATAAATCACCTCCTTACCATAATTTTGTATCGCCAGGAGCTCTTTCTATAATAGTATTTGGACAATTTTCGGAATAATGTATAGCATTGTGTGTGTACAAACAGGTCGTTATCAAATATTTATAGTTCAGCAAATAGTCAGTTACATCTCTAATGTCATCTATCTTTATAGGATTCATATGATGTATTATGATTTTCTTTCCCAATATTTCGTATCCTTGTAAACCTAAATCGCACCCCATATCCCTTACTATAATATCTCTTCTTACTTTTCTCCACTCATTTGATTTATAGAATTGCTGATTTAAATATCTATCAAATCCAAATGTTATTTCAGACACTCTACTAGAAAGTTTTAGATAATTAAATCTTTCTTCAAATGTAGGTAATTTAATAAGTTCTTCATATGTTCTAATCATTACTATGACCCCCATACGATCGCATTGCATCAATAGCTTCTTTATATAAGTTTTCAATGTTTTTAGCTGTTTTAATTGATTCAGTTTTTGCTTTCATTAGTGCTACTTCATTCTTTAATCTTTCCTTTTCTAAATTGGCAACTGTAGAACCTAATTTTAGAAAGTGAGATATTACTTGAGATGATGCTGTTCCTTCTCTTAATTGTTTTTCAGCCAAATCAACCGCTAGAGCTATTAATTGATTCTCTCTAGTTTCAGGGGATAGTGCTGGTCTAGATTTTACTTGCGGTTTAATTTTACTTTTAGCCATTTACAGCACCCTTTCTTAATAGTTTTATATTACTCGTACCATACTTTTAAAGGCATCTATACTGGTATACACAGACTTTTGGCAAGAAAGGCGGAATCCAAAAGCCTTAGTATAGATGCTTTTAAAAATATGGTGCGAGTAATACCCGAAATTGTTTCCAGAAAACACCC